AATGAATAAGTTACCTAAATCAGAAGACCTTTCTAAATTAAAAGGAAAGTACATTTCAATGATTGGAAAGCTTCAATCTGAATTTGGATTATCTGATAATGATGGTGTAGCTGATTATCATCAAGCATGGTGGACTCAATTTGTAGAAAAGGGTGGAAAAAAATTAGATGCACAAGAAAAAATAGGATTAGTTAAGAGATGGGCTTTTAACGATAAGGCATTTCGTATCAATACAATACAAGACCCAAAGCTAAAAGCATGGGCTGAACAAATAGATAAACAAGACCAACAAAAGATATCAAAACAAAATCTAATGAGATTTGAGGAGATATTCTTAGGAGTAGGTGCTGATGTATTATCCTTTATGAGTTCGGTACTTACAGCAAATCCTGATAGTGCTAAAAGACAAATGGTAGCACGTTTGGAATCTACTATCCAACAAGTAAAAGCAAGTGGTGACCCTAAGAAGATTGAAAAACTTAAATTAGAACTACAACGCTTAAACGCATTGGGTGGATTTGATAAGATTGTACCAAACGAAGGTATTGTATTTGTTTATAATGGTAACACATATAAACTAACAGGAGCATTCGCACCCCTAAATCAAATTTTAGGTATTTTCTTCGATAGTTAATCGTTTTCTTAATTTTGATATACTTATATATACAAATATATTGTATATACTATGGCAAAGGAATTTAATAAAAAGTTTATGCATCCAACCCGTAGAAAGTTGGTGGATATGGTATTAACTGGGGGTGATTATCAAAAAGAAGCATTTGTATCATTTGCTGGTGCTGATAAAGAGATAATAAAACGTAAGGTTGGTGAAAAATGGACAGATGATGATGGTAGATCTTGGGAACAAACCGAAGGTGGTAGAATAGAATTTTCGGAGTTGGGTGATATTATGGCTGAGACTAGAGCTTACTTAGATAAGTTGAATAGTTGTAAATCAGATAATTGCAAAACAATTAAAATAAGTAGAGTTGATAAAAAGCTCATATCTAAAACTGGATATTGTTTACATTGTCTTACTATAAAAGAGGCTCAAATAAAATACGATGGATTGTGGGAAGCCTATGAGGATTATAAAATATATAATAATATGATTTCCTATGGTATAGATGTAGTTTCTCAATTTCAACAAGCATATAATGATGCTAAGCAGGAATACGAAGTAGTTCAGGAAGATGGTACTCTTGAGAAGTGGAGTATGGAAAGAGATGTAACCGAATTAAAAGCAGAAATTCTAACTGATATAACTCGATTTGAAGAAGAAATCCAACAGGCAAAAAAACTAAGAAATGAAGCTTGGGATAAATTAAAAGATAAAGGTTACGATTTAGTAAAACCTCCTGTTGATTAATATGAGTACTGGAATTACACAAAAGAAATCTTTAAAAGAAATAATTGCAGATGAATACAAAAAGTGTGCGGTAGACCCGATTCACTTTATGAAAAAGTATTGTATGATTCAGCATCCGGTTAGAGGTAAGATACCTTTTCATTTATTTCCATTTCAGGAAAAGACCTTAACCCAATTTGCAGGGAATAGATTTAATATAGTGCTAAAATCACGTCAAACTGGTATTTCAACCTTATCGGCTGGATATGCACTTTGGAGAATGTTATTCAATGGCGACTTTAACGTATTGGTTATTGCAACTAAGCAAGATGTAGCAAAGAACTTAGTAACTAAGGTAAGAGTGATGCATGAATTGCTTCCTAGTTGGCTTAAGGGAGGTTCTTTGGAAGATAATAAACTATCCTTAAAATTACAAAACGGCTCTCAAATTAAGGCTATTGCTTCATCTCCTGATGCAGGACGTTCGGAAGCCTTATCACTTCTGATATTTGATGAGGCTGCCTTTATTGGTGATATTGATGAAATTTGGACATCTGCACAATCAACACTTTCAACGGGTGGTAGTTGTATCGCCCTTTCTACTCCAAATGGTGTGGGTAACTGGTTTCACAAAACTTGGTTAAGTGCCGAAGAAGGTACTAATCCGTTCAATACAATCAGATTGCATTGGACAGTTCACCCAGAAAGAGGACAAGATTGGAGAGATGAGCAAGAGAAATTATTAGGACAAAAGAAAGCAGCTCAAGAGTGTGATTGTGACTTTGTATCTTCTGGTGATACTGTAATTGACCCAGAATTATTAATGTTTTATAAAGAATCATTTTGCCAAGACCCATTAGAAAAAACTGGGTTCGATGGTAATTTATGGAGATGGGAATATCCAACTACCGGTGGTTCTTATATGGTTATTGCGGACGTAGCTAGAGGAGATGGTTCGGATTATTCCGCAGCTCACGTTATGGAAATAAACACTTGTACACAGGTTGCAGAATATAAAGGTAAAGTTGATACAAAAGATTTTGGAAACTTCTTAGTTGAATTATCTACACAATATAACGATGCATTGCTTGTAATAGAGAATGCAAACATTGGTTGGGCTTGTATTCAGCAAGTAATTGATAGACAATATAAAAACTTATTCTATATGAGTAAGGATTTAAAATATGTAGATGTTGAAAATCAAATGAGAAATAAATATCGAGCAGATGAAAGGCAGATGGTTGCTGGATTCTCTACAACTTCTAAGACTAGACCATTAATTGTATCTAAGTTGGATGAATACTTTAGAGAAAAAGCAGTTGTAGTTCGTTCTAATCGGTTAATAGATGAGTTATTTACTTTTATATTTAACAATGGTAGAGCGGAAGCAATGAAAAGTTATAATGATGATTTGGTAATGGCATTTTGTATTGGATTGTGGGTTAGGGATACTGCACTTCGTTTAAGACAGGAAGGTATAGACCTTACTAAAAGAGCAATGGGTGGTATATCATCAAACATGCAACACTCTGGGGTATACGGTGGTAGTAATATGGATGAAAACCCTTGGAAGATGCGAATTGGAGATGATTTTGAGGATTTATCTCAATGGTTGTAAAAAATAGTAGTGTTTTGATATTTTGCGATATTTATGTTATATAATGTCAAAATAGAAATTCTATGATTAGATTAACAAATATCCTAACCGAAGATGGGTATGTAGACCAGGCTTACGTTATGGGTGATACACCACAAGACAATCCAATTGATGATTATGATGAATTGGATGTTGAACAAGAAGATATGGATGATTTTATTTCATATTTAAAATCTTATTCAAATGAACTAACTGAAGCTAATTGTCCTTGTGTATTCGAAGCAGAATATCAGGGTAGAGAAGTAAAGTTAGGCAAACCATCTCAAGGTGATGTTAAGAAATTTAAAGTTTATGTTAAAAACCCAAAAACTGGAAAGGTGATTAAGGTAAACTTTGGACAAAAGGGTATGAATATTAAAAAAGATAATCCTGGAAGGAGAGCTAATTTCAGAGCAAGACACAATTGTGATAATCCCGGTCCAAGAACAAAAGCAAGATATTGGTCTTGTAGAAAATGGTAAAATAAATTATGGCAGACGAACAACAATTAGACGATAGAAGTTTTTTTGGTAGACTTAAAAAACTATTCGCAACCAATGCAATTGTAACGGTTGATAAGGATGGAAAACGAAAAGTTGTAGATACAGAAGACCGTCAGCATAATACAAACTTTGTAAATCTTAGAGATAGATATACTAAATTACAAAGGTCTTATTATGAAACACAACAGGGTGCGCAATCAATGGCATATCATCAAGTTCGTAGAGAACTTTTTAGAGATTATGATGCTATGGATAGTGACCCAATCATATCATCGGCATTAGATATATATGCGGATGAGAGTACAACTAAGAACGAATATGGTGATGTACTTCAAATTAAATCCACAAATGAGAATGTAAGAGAATTACTTCATAATTTATTCTATGACATAATGAACATAGAATTTAATTTATGGCCTTGGGTTAGAAACTTAGTAAAATATGGAGATGCTTTCTTAGCATTGGAAATTGCAGAAGGTAAGGGTATTATAAATTGTATGCCACATTCAACATATAATGTTGAGAGATTGGAAGGTACTGACCCTAACAATGCAAATTATGTTAAGTATAAAGTAGAATTAGATAGATTTGGTAAAAAAGAATATGAGCAATATGAAATGGCCCACTTCAGAATGTTATCAGATACCAACTTTTTACCTTATGGTAAATCAATGGTAGAAGGTGCTAGAAGAATTTGGAAACAATTATCTCTTATGGAAGATGCGATGTTAATCCATCGTATTATGAGAGCACCTGAAAAAAGAATATTTAAAATTGATATTGGTAATATTCCGCCGGTAGAAGTTGATAACTACATGCAAAAGATTATTAACAAAATGAAAAAAACTCCATTTGTTAATAAGGATACTGGTGATTACAACTTAAAATACAATATACAAAATCTTACTGAAGACTTTTTCTTACCTGTTTGTGGTAGTGATAGTGGTACAAATATTGAAAACCTACAAGGTTTAGAATATGCAGCTATTGAAGATATTGAGTATCTAAGAGGTAAATTATTTGCAGCATTAAGAGTTCCAAAGGCCTACTTATCTTATGATGAGAACGTTAATGGTAAAGCTACATTAGCTGCAGAAGATGTTCGCTTCGCTAGAACTATTGAAAGAATTCAAAGAACAGTTGTTAGTGAATTAACTAAAATAGCAATTGTACACTTAGCAGCTCAAGGTATAGAAGATTCGGAAATGACAAACTTTGAATTAATGCTTACCAACGCTTCTACAATCTATGAACAAGAGAAGGTCAATTTATGGAGTGAGAAGGTGAGATTGGCAAGTGATGCAAAAGCACTTAATATGTTATCATCAGATTGGGCTTATCATAA